AATTATGATCCAAAATTAGCAACAGGTGACGAATATGATGTCAGTTTCCTAGGAACACCACATCGACATATTTTTCACTTTAAGGTCTATATTGAAGTATTTCATGACGACCGTGATATCGAATTTATTCAGTTTAAACGTTGGTTGGAAAAGCTGTACAACGAAGGTACACTCCAACTTAACTACAAATCCTGCGAAATGATTAGTCGTGATCTTCACGCTACCATTACCGCAAGATATCCAGCTCGTGAGATCTGGATTGACGTTAGTGAAGACGGCGAGAATGGCTGCTTCATTAAATTTCCTTCAACCATTTAACTAACTTAATTAAATAAAATGGCAATTCCTAATTACATTCAAAAAACCCTTGTTATGAAGCCCGAAGTCACCAGGATCTTTGATGATCTCGAGGAGTGGCTCGATTATTGCAGGTTTAACCTGCTTCCATTCGAACCGAAAGATCTTTACAGAAGTAAAGAATATAAAGAATGGCAACGTGAAAAGGCTAAGGCCGCGCGACATTCTAGACGCGAACAACAACATCAAGTAACTCATTAAAAATGAGTAATGTGTTTTTGGTAGATCTGGAAAGCGTGGAAACACGCTATACCGGTCAGTGGAAAACCCACATTCCTGAACTCCTTAAAAAGGCTGGACACAATGTTCAAGTTATTGACGGCCCTACGGATATCCCGGCTGCTACTACTCCAGGGGCCTTTCTTAATTTTGGCGGGACTAATATTTACAAGTCTGCTCAAGTTGAAAAGATTGGTCGACTGTTTTGCGACGGACGCATTTCTGCTGGCGACCACTTTCTTTTTACTGATGCTTGGCACCCGGGCATTATCAACCTAAAATACATGAGCGAGCTTCTTGGCATTCCTGTCAAGATTCACGCTCTGTGGCATGCCGGAAGTTATGATCCTCATGACTTCCTCGGTCGATTAATCGGTAATGCTCCGTGGGTTAGGCATGCAGAGAAAAGTTTTTACTTTGCAATCAACTATAACTATTTTGCAACAAACTTTCATATTGAATTGTTTATTCGCAATTTGTTAAACGACAGTGTAATGGAGAATCCTTGGCTAGAAGAAGATCTTGATGATGCACTTTTAGGAAAAGATATTCACACTGTTCGTACTGGTTGGCCTATGGAATATATGGAAAAAACTCTTGCTCCGTATAAGGATATTCCTAAGCGTAATCTAATCCTTTTCCCTCATCGTATTGCACCAGAGAAACAGGTTGATATTTTTAGAGACATTGCTAAACATCTTCCACAATACGAATTTGTTGTTTGTCAAGATCAACAACTTACTAAACACGAGTATCATACTCTCCTCGGAGAATCAAAGATAGTGTTTAGTTGTAGCCTACAAGAAACTCTTGGTATCGGCTGCTACGAAGGAGCATTGGTAAATGCTGTTCCTATGGTCCCTGATCGTCTTTCATATAAAGAAATGTATTATGAAGGATTTAAGTATCCTAGCGAATGGACTGAATCTTTTGAAAAGTACGAAACATACCGACAACACATTTGTCATAACATTGTAACTACAATGGAACATTATGAAAAACGTGTTGAATATGTACGTAAACAAGCACAAGATTTAACTAATCATTTCTTTAGTTGTGATAGACTTTTACTAAATTTAGTGTAAAATAATATTATGTTACTGAATTTACTTAAACGACTAGGACGCCATAGAATCATTATGGACCGTCAAAATAATAAGCCTTATTTAGAACGCTATTACGTTTTTCTTAAAGACCGTAGACGTTTCCCATTTAATGTGTTTATTCACAAGTTCTTAAGATCAGACCCAGATGATGTACATGATCATCCCTGGCCTTATGCAACATTAATACTTAAAGGCGGTTATTATGAATGGACTCCTAATTTTGACGAACATGGAATAAAGGTCAGCGAAACACGGCATTGGCGTGGCGCTGGTCATTTTCGTTTTTGTTCTGCTACTTCATATCATCGAATCGAACTGGCCGAAGGTGTAGAATGCTGGACTATGTTTATGCCCGGACCTCAGCGTCGAGAATGGGGATTTTTAGTAAAAGATCAGTGGATTCATAATAACATTTACTTAGAACAAAAAGCGCAACAATGATTATTGAAGAAGATATTAAACTAGATTTTAAAGATGTTTTAATTAGACCAAAACGTAGTACTTTAAGCAGCCGTAAAGAAGTCGATCTACATCGTACATATAAATTTAAACATAGTAAAGATACGTGGACTGGTATTCCTCTCGCCGCTGCCAACATGGATGGCGTAGGAACTTTTGACATGGCTCTTGAATTACAAAAACATGAATTGCTCACATGTGCTGTAAAAAGCTATCTATTAGAAGATTGGGTTCATATTAGAGGAGATCTTTTACAAGATTATGTTGCAGTAAGTAGTGGCACAAGTAATAAAGATTTCGATAAACTTAAGTTTATTGTTGCTGCGTTGCCATTGCTAAAATTTATTTGTATCGATGTTGCAAATGGATATTCTGAACATTTTGGGGACTTTGTTAGTAGAGTAAGAGCAGAATTTCCAAATAAAACTATTATTGCAGGAAATGTTGTTACCGCAGATATGACACAGGAGTTAATTTTACGTGGTGCAGATATTGTTAAAGTGGGCATTGGCCCTGGTAGTGTTTGTACTACTCGTGTTCAAACTGGTGTGGGCTACCCACAACTTAGTGCTATTATTGAATGTGCCGATGCTGCTCATGGTCTCGGTGGCCATATTATGGCTGACGGCGGATGTACTTGTCCTGGCGATGTTGCTAAGGCTTTTGGTGCTGGTGCGGATTTCGTTATGATGGGAGGTATGTTTGCCGGGCATAACGAAGGTGGCGGTATTGTAGATCACGATAAAAACACTGTATGCTTTTACGGAATGAGTTCCGATACTGCTATGGAAAAACATCATGGCGGTGTAGCAAACTACCGTAGCAGTGAAGGAAGAACTGTAGAAATTCCCTATAAAGGACCTGTAGAAAAAACTGTATTAGATGTACTCGGCGGACTTCGTAGTACATGTACCTATGTCGGTGCACAAACATTAAAACAACTAAGCAAATGTACAACATTTGTTCGTGTTAACAGGCAAATTAATGACGTTTTCATTTAAAAAATCTAAAATAGAAATGGCAGACACATTAGCAAATAGCAATGCACCCTGGGATAATCTAGTTCGAGAAGATTTTCATGTTGCTGTATATAAAGACAAATATCCAGTTACAGAAGGTCATTTGCTTTTTGTGCCTAAATATAATACCCCAGCAGTGATACAAGATGCATTTTACGATGCTTATACACACGGGTTAATGATGATTAATGATGGTAAATGTGACGGATTTAACATAGGAATAAATTATGGTAAAACTGCTGGTCAAACTATTATGTATCCTCATGTACACTTAATACTGCGTCGAGAAGGCGACTGCGATGATCCTACTGGCGGCATTAGAAATGTTATTCCAGGAAAAGGAAAATATTAATGAAAACTATATTATGTCATTTTTTTAATGAAGAGTATCTATTACCGTGGTGGTTAAATCATCATAAACAATTTTTCGATCACGGTATTATGATAAACTATGCATCTACTGATAATTCAGTAGATATAATAAAAAAAATATGCCCAACTTGGGAAATAATAAATTCAAGAAATACCATTTTTGCAGGATCATTGATAGACAATGAAGTATACGATATTGAAAATGCAAAGGTAAAAGATTGGAGAATTTGTTTAAATGTTACAGAATTTTTATTAGGTGATTATAAATCATTGTTAGAAAATCAAGACAGAAAAAAATATTTAATTAATTGTCTAACAATAGTTGATACCAAAGAAGAAAGAGAATCTACTGATATCAATTTTAATTTGCCTTTATTTAACCAGTTTACACACGGTCTAAATATCAATGATTCAATGCTCGAAAATGGATCTAGAAGATTATGTAACTATACAGACAAATATACAAAAGGTAGACATTATAAATCTATAACAGATAATTGTCCTTTTATTATTTTAAAATATAAATTTGCACCAATGACTTCTGAATTTTTAAAAAGAAAATTACAAATACAAACTAAAATGCCAGTAGGTGATCCTCATTTATTTAGACAAGGCGATTATCATACAGATTTCGGAAGAGGATTAACTAAAGAAAAATTAATCGAAATTTATAAAAAATATAAAACAGAAGATGTATCAGAAATTATTGATAAATTTTTAAAACTAACTTATAATTAAACTATGTCAAAAATTAAAGTATCAGAATTATTCTATTCAGTTCAAGGCGAAGGCCGTTATATGGGAGTACCTAGTGTATTCCTAAGAACATTCGGTTGCAATTTTACTTGCGACGGCTTTGGTATGCCTAAAGGAGAAAAATCAAATGAACGACACACTGTGGCTCGTTATATCGAATTTTATAAACAATATAAAGATCTTCCACTTGTTGGTACCGGTTGCGATTCTTACGCTAGTTGGGATCCTAGGTTCAAGGACCTTTCACCTATGGTTGAAACAGACGGGCTTGCGGAAAATATCGTCGACCTCTTACCGCACCAAGAATGGAGAGACGAACATTTAGTAATTACAGGCGGCGAACCATTGCTAGGTTGGCAACGTGCTTATCCGGCATTACTAGATCATCCAAAAATGCTAGGTCTTAAAGAAATTACGTTTGAAACAAATGGTACCCAACCGTTGTCAAAAGAGTTTAGTGACTATTTGTGGCATTGGGGAATTGACCGTAGAGGTTATAGCTCATTAACTTTTAGTGTTAGCGCTAAACTAAGTGTTAGTGGCGAGAAAAGAGAAGAAGCCATTAAACCAGAAGTAGTTAACGAATACGAAAAAATTGGCTACACTTATCTCAAATTAGTTATTGCTACAGAAGATGATGCCAATGAAGCACTAGAAGTTATTGATATATATCGTAAAGCAGGATTTAAAGGACCTGTATACCTTATGCCAGTAGGTGGCGTAGAAAAAGTATATAGCATGAATAATCGTGCAGTTGCAGACTTAGCAATGAAGCACGGTTTACGCTATAGCGATCGTTTACAAGTTCCATTATTTAAAAATGCTTGGGGGACTTAATGGATATTTTAGGAGTTTTTCCTATACCTGTTGGTGTTCAAAAATTAGATAGACCATTCACAAAAGAAGAAGAAGAATGTTTTAATCTAATATCTCAAAAAACTTTTAATAATTATGGCAATTTAACAAGCTGTGATACTAATGTTCTAGATCGACCCGAACTTGAAAATTTAAAAAAATTTTGTTTAGATAGTGTAAATTTATTTGTAAAAGCATATAATCCGCCAAAAAATTTTTTATCATTTTATATTACCCAATCATGGATTAATTATACTAAACAAAATCAAAGTCATCATTCTCACTATCATCCTAATAGTTTTATAAGTGGTGTTTTTTATCTAAACGCCAATATAAAACATGATAAAATTTATTTTGTAAATTCTAATCCAATTCAACCGATGATAAAATATACTGCAGAATCATTTACTCAATTTAATAGTGAAGACTGGTTTGTTCCTGTTGAAACTTCAACATTATTATTATTTCCATCATCGTTAAAACATTTCGTGGCAATTAATAATCAACCGTATCAACGAGTTAGTTTATCATTTAACACATTTGTCGAAGGTTTACTAGGAGAAAAAACTACATTAACTGAACTGGTTTTATAACTATGAAACAAATATTAAAAAAATTACTAGGTGTCGATAAGATCGAAAAAGAAGTTGCAGAAGCAGCAGAACAAAAATTAAAAATAGAAAATGAAACTAAATTAGCACTCGAATCTGCAGAGAAAGCCAAAGAGCAAGAACGACTAGCTAAATTAACACCAAAAGAATTAGCAAATGAAAAGAAAGAACCTTGGGTAGCAGTATTAGATACTCATATTAATAAAGATAATGTTCGAAATGGCTTCTTTGAACTTGACTGGAATGAGTATTTCGTATTACAATTACGTAGTGCTGGCTATAATGGTAGTTCAGACGAAGAAATTGTTGATGCTTGGTTTAACGATCTTTGTAGAAATGTAGGACGAGAATCAGGCATTGATATGGAACGTAGAGGTAGCGGATATGTAAATCGTGCTCTACGAGATGATGGGCGAACTGAGATCGGCTAATGACCAAAACTTATATACTTGTTGATACAGCAAATACTTTTTTTAGAGCACGTCACACTGTTCGAGGTAGTCTCGAAGATAAAGTTGGTATGAGTTTACATACTGTGCTAAGTAGCATTAGAAAAGCGTGGCGTGATTTTAAAGGTGATCATGTAGTATTCTGCCTTGAAGGTCGTTCGTGGCGCAAGGACTATTATGAGCCGTACAAAAGACAACGTTCGGAAGCTCGTGCAGCATTAAATCCAAGAGAAGCAGAAGAAGAAAAAACATTCTGGGAAACATTTGATCAATTTAAAGACTTCATTGTCAATAAAACTAATACAACAGTTTTACATAATCCTCAATTAGAAGCCGATGATCTTATTGCTGGGTGGATTAAATATCATCCAAACGATAATCATGTTATTATTTCTACTGACGGTGATTTTGCACAATTAATCGCAGCTAATGTAAAACAATATAATGGTGTAATGGGTGTGACTATTACACATGAAGGATACTTTGATGAAAAGAATCGTCCTATTGTAGATAAGAAAACTAAAGAAATTAAACCTGCACCTGATCCAGAATGGCTACTATTTGAAAAATGTATGCGTGGAGATACTAGTGACAATATCTTTAGTGCTTACCCGGGTGTTAGAGAAAACGGTACAAAAAATAAAGTAGGTCTACGTGAAGCCTTTGCTGATAGAAAAAGCAAAGGTTATAATTGGAATAATCTCATGCTCCAAAAGTGGATCGACCATGAAGGCGTCGAACATCGTGTTTTAGACGATTACAACAGAAATAAACTTTTATGTGACCTAACTGCACAACCAGAATCAATTCAAGAAATTATTTCAAATACAATTAATTCTGAAGAGCATAAAAGCAAAAACATTGCTCAGGTAGGAATTAGATTACTAAAATTTTGCACAGAATATGACTTA